TTCTTCGTTCATACTAATAGAGATGAATATTATATTTTTCATTCATTTACTTTTTTTCATAACAATGTTGGTTGTACCATTTATGAAAAATAAACAAAACCTCGAATTTTATTCACTCCTTGTTCCATTCATATTTTTTCATTGGTCGGTCAATGATGATACATGTGCTTTGACCCAGATGGAAATGGCCGTAACAGGGAACAGTAAAGACGAAACATTCTTTGGTCGTGTAATGGGACCTATATATAAAATGGACGACACTGAGGCAAACAATTTCTTAAAATCTATTTTCTTTTTTCTATGGCTACTTGTTCAGTACAGACTTAATAGAATTGATTTAACACCACTGAATGAAATTAAGAAACGGTTTGTTAAATAATATTGGTATACATAAATGAAGATCAAAAACAAAACACAACAAAAACTATTATTTATTGCGTTAATGGTACTCATTGCTGTAATTGTATATCAAGTGCGTAACCCAATTATTATTAAAAAGCGGGTTCGTGTACCTGTAGAAGTACCAGTTCAGGTTCCAGTTCAAATACCAGTCGAAAAAGAATTTAGAAACCCACCAATCAAAGAGTATAAACCTGGATACGTCCAACAAATGGGTGTTCTTGTAGGATCGGATGAAGAAACATTACCCTTATACGGTAAAGAAGTTAGGGGGCGTCGTGATCAGTATCATTATTATACGACAACACCAGGTGATCAAGTGTATCCACTTCCAGTAACTATAGATAATCGTGATTGTATGGACGATATCGGATGTAGAGAACTATATGGAAATGAAGCTGTTTCGGTTTTAGGACAAACTGGTTCATTTCAGGCGAAAATGTATAGAACGGACAATTTTTTTTAAATACTAATATTTAGAAAATAAAATTATAAAACAACACGATAAAGAAATGATACATGAAATTACATCCATAACCATTCCCTTAGTTTTACACCCATTTGAGCATTTTTCTATAGGTTTACCCCCAATTGTTATATTTTGTAACATGAGACATTTGCATTTATAGTGTTTGATCATAGATACTATTATACATAAAAAACATAAAAATAAAATTTGTTGTAAACGATCCATATTTATAATACGTCAATATAATTTTATTGGTTAATATAAATGAAGATAGATTTATTAAAAAATGAAGCAAAACGTTTCGGTCTTCGCGTAACCAAAAAAATAAAAGGGAAACGCGTTCCTCTGAGTGAAAAGGAACTCAAGATGAAAATTCAAAGACGGCGACAGCCAGCTTTGGAAATCCAAGTTCGAAATTCAAAAAAACTTATACGAACGTGTAAATCACTTTTACGAACAGTAGAACCAAATGCTCCACGCGTTCGTCGAGTTTCTCAACCCGTCTCACGTACACCACCTGTGCCACGTGCACCACCTGTGCCACGTGCACCACCCGTTCCAACTAGAAGAGATCCACGCACAAATTTAATGACCGCTTTAAAAGCAAACCTTAAACGTCGTGGTCTTAGAGAAAAGATAAATCAAACTTCTTAGATATAATCTTTTTCGCACCTTCAAAATCTGGATGACTCCATAAAAGCCATCTTGACCAAAACCCCGCGGTAAAAAAACCTGTTTTTGTCCAGTTTTCTTTATCACTTCGAGTCACATCAAGCATATTTTTATGAACTAGTTTAGGATCGGTTTGTTTTTGTACCATATGAGGAACAAACCCACCGTGCCGTGTTACGTATGAACGCATACGCAAAGGGTTTTTGTGTATTGTATAGTCTGAGTAGCCTCGTGCTCCAAAATCAACTATTTTTCCATTTTCAAAAGTAACTCTAAACTTTTTATCAATACGTGGACTTTTTCTTAAACGAACGCGCATATATAATTACTGAATATATTTTTCGCCGCGTTTTTTGCGTCTATATAACACAATTCCAAGTGTGAGGGATATTAACCAAGCTTGAAATTGTGATATACCATACGGTTCTTCGACCATAAACATTTATACTATATAATTATTGTTTATTTTCTAATTTAGCGAGTTTGTAGTGGTGATAAAAATGTATTAAACTTAAAATCAAAGAAACAAGAACAAATGGGTTATATCTCGATTTTCTATTAAGAACGAATAGTACAACCGAACCTATAATAACGATGGTAGGTAAGCTAAATAATCCGATTTGAATATCGGTCAAACCAAGAAACCGTTTTTCTAATTTGTTAACATCTGGTGTTTGTACTGGTGCGTAGTATTCTTTTCCTTTATATCCTGGCATTTATTATATACACACAAAAAAATGTGGATTTTCATGATACCAATACTATTGATATTGAATGATTACCTTAAATCACCTATAGATAGATTATATTTTCAAACACCTTTACGTCCACTCGTTGGTATACGAAATTCAATCGTAGATTTATTATTTTATAAACCGCATTACTCGGTAGACGATTTTACAGGTTTATGGAGGGTACAAAAACACTTTTTCGATATAAAAAATGAATACGATACCTTATGTAAAAATAAACAAAAGTATTATTTTCATGAGCTTGATCCGTGGTTTGAATATAATCAAAAATATTATTACTATAAAATACACGATTTTCCGAAATTATACGCATTTTTAAAAACTGTACCATGTGTCGATCATGCCATGATTGCGGTCATGGAAGGATCGATGTCTATACCAGCACATCGTGCCGAGAGTAATTTACAGTTACGGTACCATTTAACACTCGAAGGAACAAGTAATCTTACCACTGAGTTTGATATTCATCAACATAAACCCGGTGAAGATGTTCTTTTTGATCACGCACGTCACCATAGCGTTGATAAAACTGGTGAAGAAAAACGTGTTGTTCTTATTTTAGATATTAATCGTTTCTAATCTAAAGGTGTTTTCGACACACCGCTTTATACATGTCATGATCACCAACAAGTTCGAGTTCATCATTTTGTACGATACGTTTTGTAAATGGTCCATGTGTCCCATCCATACACACCATACACATCGCCGATATCTTAAACACTTTATCGGCGAGAGGTACACAGTCTATGAGTTCACCAAACTTTCTTTGTTTATAATCACCATCGAGACCCGCGAGTAAAATCGTTTTACCCGAATCAAGAACTTTCTCAACAAACTTTTTAAGACCTGTGAAAAACTGAGCTTCATCCATAGCTATAACGTCAACATCCGAAAAATCAACTTCATCGAGATTATTAGTTTTTATACAATCGAAACGAACATTATCATGCGTACGTAAAACATCTTCTGATGCGCGTGTATCTTTTTTAGAGTTTATAACGAGAATACGTTTACCTATAACCTTGTACCGTTTTAAACGCCTGATAAGTTCGGACGTTTTTCCCGAAAACATGTTACCCATAATAATCTTAAGACTCATTTCTAAATATACGTATTATTTTTTTATACTTATATACTATATGTTGAATATTTATTTATTTCTATTAGTCTCATTTACATTTAATCTTATGACAGGGTATTATGTCTCATATAAAAGAAATGTTAAGGAAAATGATAAAATATACGACTTGGGATTTAAAATTTTACCAAACCTTGAAAAGTATGATTATGTTAATGATTATATATTGATTATACCAATACTCTTTTTGATTTATCATTTTAGTGGTTGGACTAAAAATAAACAAAATACATTTTTAATTACAATGGGTGTGATGTATTTATTTAGAAGTTTATCAAATTATGTTACAACATTTCCAAGTATGAAAAAATGTGATTTAAAACCACCTTTTGGGTTCTGTAATGATTTTATGTTTTCAGGACACACGACGTTTAACATAGTTATTTCTTATTTTGTTAATAGTATATTATGGCCAATTTGGCCAATAATTACATCTATATTAACGATTGCGACGAGAGAACATTATAGTGTTGATGTATTGATAGCGTGGTTGATATTTGGTTCTTTACAATGTAGAATATAATATTTACATAAATAAATGACAATTGAGATTGTTACATATGCGAATAAATCATCAGGCATGTTCGAAGAACTTATAAATAACGAACATGGTGTTAAAGTAAAAGTTCTTGGTATGGGTACCAAGTGGAATGGTTATTCAGACAAATCTAAAGGTCTTTTAGAATATATGAAAACAAAGAATGATGAAGACATCATCGTATTTGTGGATGGATTTGATTCCAAGATTAACAAACCTATAACTGATGTAGTAAAAATATTCAAAGAATACAACTGTCGTGTTCTATTTTCAAAAAATCCACCATGGTTTTTTCAATCATTTATATTCGGTGTATGTGATGATTCAATCGCAAACGCGGGTATGTATATGGGATACACAAAAGAACTTCGTCAAATTCTTCAGTTAGAAGCTAATTTGCTATGTGAGGACGACCAAGTCAATTTAAATGGGTTATGTGGAAAATACAATTTTGTAAAAGTTGATAAAGATGAAAAAATTTTCAAAAACTTTAGTCCAATTCAAAAAATCAAAACGAGTGATGCGATATTTGTATCTTTCCCAGGAACTCTTGGTATAGATAGATACTGGAGAGGTTTATTTGAATACACACAATTCGTATACATGTATATTTTATGTGTACTCATTTTGGGTCTTGCTTTATTTCCACAATATCAGCGTATATTATCGATACTTTTAATTTTTGTATTGAGTTTTTATATATTTTTTGCAGATAAATCGTGTACTACACACACATAAAGAAACAACTCTTAGAATAATAAAAAACATGGAAACACTTAGAATTAAACGATTAACTCTCGAAGCAACTTTACCGACACGCGCATCGCCTGGATCTGTCGGGTACGATTTGTATAGTATCGAAAACATGACGATCAATGCATGTGAACGTGGTATTGTAAGTACGGGTATTTGTGCAACGATCCCACACGGTGTGTATGGTCGTATTGCACCGAGATCTGGTTTAAGTGTAAAACACGGTATTCAAACGGGTGCCGGTGTTATTGATCCGGATTATACGGGTGAATTGAAGGTTATCTTGTTTAATCACGGGAGTGAACCGTTCGAAATTAAACAAGGCGATAGAATCGCCCAACTCATTTTGGAAAAGTGTGAAACACCACTTATTGAGGAAGTT